TGTAAGGGAGTCGGGCCAGGCCATTCATCTTCACTTCACGGTCGAGGCCCGCGCCGACTGCGGTCTGCGGACTGCTCTGGTTATATGCAAGTTGCAGTGCGAGGTTTGTATCTGCAGTTTTCAAACTAATCACTGACAACAGTTGGTAGATCGCACTATCCGGCGCCACGTACTGATTTTGACCAAAAATGTTTAGGAAGGCACTCAGATTATCCGCCATAATTGCCGGGTAACTTGAAACTATTAGGCCTGCCGGACCAATGGACGGTGGCGCGTATGTGGGCGTGCTCATTTTAAGCCTCCAGCATTGGTGTAGCGGCGCTTCCGGTTACTTGCCCGAAAACCGTTTCAGCGGTGTAACTCAAGGATAAGCGGCCGTTCTCGAAGTTGACCGCGGTACTTGCCGAGGTGACGTACGGCGTGCCGGTGATGTTCTGCTGGACGGCCAGTTGCATTGCAGCTAGGCCCTGTGGAGATCCTAGCTGGCCCAGGATAGACTGGAACACAGGCAGGCCGAGTGTAAGGTCCTCCCACCACTCGCCTAGAAAAAGATTCAGCCGCGTCAAAATGGCCTGGTTGACGGCGTACGCGTCTGTCAAGCTGGCAGCGGGGTCGAAGATTGGATCGTACTGGGCGTCGAGTTGCAGGTACTGGATTGTAGAGGCCATCATTGTCCTTGCAAGACTGTTGTAGTGCCGGGCGCGGCCGGTATAACTCCCGTAGAAATGTGTGGCAGTACGTAGGTCGTGAACCAAGTCTGCCATGCAGACGTCATTAACGGCTGCGTAGTTCCCCCGTTGCCCGCTGTGATGGTCGCAGCCTCTAGATTAAATTCACCCGCGGCGGTGCCGACCGTAACCCCCGCGCCGTTAGTCAGTGATACTGCGGCGCCCGTAATTATGACCCCAGCCGCAGACACGTCGATGACCGTCAGCCCGTCGTCGCTGCGAATCTGCAGGGAATCCGTGGAGTAGTCTGTCAGCAGGTCTTTCTGGCTCCACATCCCAGGAATGAACCCACAGTCGTGAACGTAGTGCCGGCGGATTTCGTTTTGCCGCTGGCTTCCGGACACTTTCTGCGTAGTAGCGTTAGTGTAGGCAGGCGGCGCGTTGGTCTGGCCGTTGGCCCACCAGTTGTCAAAGCAAGTATCGCAAAACACCAACAGGCCGTTGTCGCCCTTTTTCAAGGGCAGCGTCATGCTGAACCCGCCGCCGCGCGGAACTACGATGGGCACGTTCACAATAGGCGGCACATCCCACCATTGTGCCGGCCCAGCAGGCGGCCGGACACGTTCCTGGATTGCGATCTGCACCGTAACTGTCTGGTGAACGGCGTCCATATCCTCAACTAAAAATGAAGTAGTAGCGCAGCGCGTGTCGGCTAGCGCCTGTCGAATTATCTGCCGCCACTGGGCCGGTGCGGCCTGGTTTATCTGCGCTGGCGTTAATCCGAAAGTAGGCGGGTTCATGTATCTCCTTACTGTCCAGAACTCACGCCAAATCTACCATTCAGCAGGTCAGCGGCATAAGTTGTAGCGTAGCCGGTAACTTCCGTGTACCAGTCATTTCCACGACTATCGCCTACGTGTTTTACCTGGCCAACGAAGAATCGCAGAGTATTGAACGGCGCCGTGAAATCGCTACGCGGGTCTGGATTTACGGTTAGTTGACTCGGCAGGACGCATGCTAACTGTACTACCTGGATTGGGACCTTAACTTGAAGACGCGGATCCAAAAGCACTGTAAATATAACGCCCTGAGGAAATTGGTGGGGTGTTCCAATTATTGTTGGTGTAGTTCCCGCTGGAACGTTCCACACCTGGTCAGGTGGTTGTGGCGGGCAGAATACGTAGTCGGGATCAGGCACAGACTTACCGTCAGAAATTTCAGTCATGTAAGCCGATGTACTGTCGCGGTACGTTGCCATGAAGTGGTCATCAGCAAGCTGCGACAAGTAGCGGCTGGTCTTGCCGAAGACCGTATTTCCACGTGGGTACTGCGTCTCTTTCAGAACCTTCGCGGCGTATGGACTGAGTGTTGCGGTCGTTCCGCTGGACGCCAGTGGCGGCAAGTTGATTGCACCGGCGGCTTTCACAAGCAGGTCCGCCTGCGTAGAGTAAACTCCCATAGAGAACGCTATTACATTGTTCATCACGTACGGGTTTGCCGCACAGTGCAAGGTGATCTTTTGATCTACTACGTTTTCTCTTTCGTATACAACTTGAAATACAGGCCCAGACCATATGACTTTAGAACTCGTAGGTCCGGTCTGGAACCCCGCGCTTAGAATTACCTTCCTAGCGTTGTAAACTGCGTTTTGAATCTCAGTCACGTCGAGGTTGTATATTACAATATCGGCATACCACCACGGCTCTGGAAATGTGGACTGCAGAACCTCGAACGTGATATGCAGGGCTTCAGGTTCCCAGGTATTTGTAGAAATATCCTTGTAGGTAAGGCCATCTGGCGACGTTGACGCTGCGTCGGCATACCCAACTGTGAGTGTCCAAGCCTGCCCAAAATATGGTATCTGAGAACGCGAAACTGGTGGCATGATGAGTCATCCTCAGGCGCTGTAGGGTAGAAACACCGGCCACTTACCAGTTTCTTTTTCTAGTAACAGTCGAGCGTCGCACTCAGCCTTTGTAACAGGCAACGATTTTTCAAATGGGTACGCAATGCCAAAAAATTCATCATAACCGGCTTGTATGTAAGTGTCACTCTGTCGTACTGGAAGTTCCTTGCCGCATAAACGCCGTATGCTCAGTTTGTACGCCTTACGTATTCTGCATAAATCCAGACCATAAGTCAGTAGTGTACCTGTAATCCAGAACATGAATTTCCAAAAATACTTTTTCATCTAAATTCTCCTTGTAAAATTAAGATGCAGTATCGCTCCATAGAAGACTGAAGCTGGTTAGGTCGTACTCACTGGGGTAGTCATTCGAATCATTACCCGTATTCAATAGGTAAGCGCTGCCAATAGCTAGATAGCCATACTGCGCAAGCATATTGGCCGCAGGGTAGTAGCCCGTCACTAGCGGCACAGACCCAATCAGAACATTGTTCTGTGCATCTGATACCTGCATTTGCCACCAGCCAGCCATGGCAGAATAACTGAGCAGCAGGTTCAATGTAAGCGGCTGGCCGTCAATGGTAAGTTGTACGGTGAAAGTCTGATTAGCGGCCTGTGTGAGTGGAACAAGCTGGTCTGACATTAGAAGCCACCTGGCAGCGGAGTTCCAGCGCTGATGAGTTGCCCTAGGACGGATGTCCAAGAACCAGCACCTGGAACGTCGACTCGAATAGGACCTTGTGTAGCTGTAGCTCCAGCAGGCAGCTTTCCTCCTTGCAGCCCAAACTGACGCTGCGTTGTGACTGGAACAGGTGTAGGATTCACAGTTCCTAGACCGTTTACCTGAGTGTCACTAGGCCGCGCGCTGTCTGGTGTGGCTTGCACATTTGCAACGTAAATCTGGCTGAACTCCACGCGAAATCGAACTCCGCCAATAGTGCTAACGTCCTCGCGAGGAGCTACATTGAGCACCAGCATATTGTAGTAGGTTCGCAACCGGGTGGTAACGGTGAGCGGCACACGCTGTGCTTGCAAAGTCAGCATTTGTTGATAGGCTGAGACGCTCTTAGACGGGAACCCAGTCCACGGTTGGACGTAAAATGGAGGCCCAGAGGCTGGATATGCGGCTACTGCATCTGACATTAGTACATACAGCACCAAGGTAGCCGGCTCTAAGTAGGCGTGGCTTGTAATGGCGGTGGAGGTCTGCACCGGGTGCATTGTTTTTGTCAGAGTCTGACTGTGGTCTGCGGCCGTGACCGCGTCGAAGACGTACGACTGCGGAAGTTGCCCCTCGCGCGTTCCCACGCTTAGGGTGAATGGGTTATCTGTAGCACCCGCATTAGTACCCGTTCCAGAAACCGATCCTGTTATCGCTTCATGTATAGTTCTGGTTACGTACGCCTTCGGCACTGTAATAAGAACCATCGGCGGTTGAGACCACTGCGGAGGCCGCCATGCGGCGGGCACTACTGCCACGCTTCCCACCTGTCAGCCTCCTCTCTCTCTTAGTAGTCGTACGCCAAGTCAGCTTGGTAGGCTAGGTTACGCTGCACAGCCTTGCCCTGCATATCCTGCAAGCGATTGATGGCTGTGTTAGCTGCTGTTTCGGCATCAGGGTGCGCAATGTTTATGGTGATCGGACCTACCGCCACGCTTCCCGTTGCGCCCTTGTTACGTAGAACACTTGAAATGTAATTCTGAGTCTCGGACGGCATCGTGGCTTTGCCGGCTAGAAACCTATCCATACCCTGGGGGTTCCAGTTGTAAGCACCGAGTGCTTCTGGTAAGTTACCGTGGTACTGCTTTAGCAAGCGGTTCATAAGTTCAGTTCCGCCCGCTATATTCTGCTCACGATTGTACGGATCGACGCCCAACGCAGCGGCCGTTCCGGGCATTAATTGCATCACGCCAATGGCGCCTTTAGAACTAATCGCTTGCTGATTTCCGCCGCTTTCTTGCTTCATCATTGCGGCGATAAGATCTGGAGTAGCGCTTGACTGTGTTAAGTTACCAGAACCTTTTGTTCCGAAAACCTTGTCCATCAAATTAGACAGGACGTAGCTACCGCCCAGCGCAGCGCCGACGCTAAGCAGGCCCATTCCAATGGCACCCCAAGGTCCTGCAACGGAGCCTTCAGCAGCGCCCTCGCCAGCGGCCGCTAATACGCTGCCAGCAGTGACATCGGCACCGACTGTCATTCCTGCACCGGCTGCGACACTCTCCCAGCCACTTGCTGTTACAGCTTCGGCAGCCTCCCCTGCCACGACCTTCTTGGCTACTCCAAATCCAAATTTCTT